CTCTGTACGGCAGAATCAGACGTTCTGATAGATGAGGGCATGAACGATGAGTATTTCATCAATCAGATGACACGCCTATTAGATCCAATCAATTAATTAATAACGATGGAGGGTTGACTATGGCATAGAGTGTGATATACTATATATGTAAGCAGCATTGGTTGTTTATTTAACTTAAATGAAAAGGGCTAAGAATATGACTATGATTACTGAAGGTGTAGTGGCTTTTGAATCTTTAAAAGAGCATGATGTCTATGAGGGCAAGTCTACGGGTAAGTTCACCCTGACTCTCACACTGTCTGAAGCTGAAGCCGCGAAGGTAGAAGCTGCGGGAGTTAAACTTAAAATGTATGAAGGCAACGCACAGCGTAAGTTCTCGAGCGGCTATGATGTAGTAGTAGTGGATACTGACGATAAGCCATTCATGGGCAAGCTCCCACGGGGCAGCAAGGTACGCATCCTGTGGAAGGAGGGCAACAAGCATCCTGTGCATGGTGTGGGCAGCTATCTCAACCGAGTCAGGGTGCTAGAAGTAGCAGAAGACATGGGTGATAGTGCTGTAGAGGGCTTCTAACCAATGCACAGTGGACAGGGTGAAGCTGAGAGCACGTTCGTGCAGCATGAGCCTTGTCCATCGTGCAACAGCAAAGACAACTTGAGCAGGTATTCAGATGGGCATGGATTCTGCTTCAGTTGTCACCGCTGGGAGGCAGGCGATGGGCAGGTATACAACAACAGTACGTCAATCAAAAGGGCAGCACTGGAAATGACGGGAACTATAGAAGCAATACCAGATCGACGCATAAGTGAGGGGGTCTGTAGAAAGTATGGGGTAACAGTAGAAAAAGAGAAGGGTGTCATTACTAAGCACCACTATCCATTCAAAGACAAGGAGGGCGCAGTAAAGGGTGAGAAGGTAAGGGTAGTGGATGGGAAATCATTCTACGCCACGGGAAGCACACAGGGTCTGACGCTGTTTGGACAGGACACCTGTAGAGGTAGTGGTAAGTACATTACAATCACTGAAGGCGAGCTTGACTGTCTGGCAGTGGCTGAGATGTTTAGTTGTAAGTGGGATGTTGTGAGTCTACGCAATGGGGCCAGCAGTGCCGCTAAGGAGATTAAAGAGCAGTTAGAATTCCTCGAAGGTTACGACTCAGTTGTATTGTGTTTCGATAACGATAAGGCAGGCAAGGCAGCAGTGGATGCAGTGCGCGACCTGTTCGCACCAAACAAGCTACGCATAGTCACCTTGCCTATGAAAGACCCGTGCGACATGCTGATGAGCAATAAGATACGGGACTTCACAGCAGCATGGTGGGACGCTAAATCTTACAGACCTGATGGTATAGTGGCCGGTAGTGATACATGGGACATGATAGTCAGCGCACGCAAGACTAAGTCTACACCGTATCCGTGGGCTGGCTTGAATGATTTAACGCGAGGTATGCGGCCTTATGAGTTAGTGACAGTCACCAGCGGTTCAGGCATGGGCAAGTCGCAGCTTATTAAAGAGCTAGAGTACTATATCTTTCAAGCTACACCTGATAACATAGGCATCTTAGCACTGGAGGAGTCAGTAGATAGATCGGTGTTGGGGCTTATGTCGATGGAAGCAGGACGGCCACTCCATTATGAGGAGGACATGGACACTAGTGCACTTAAGGGCTACTGGAACACAGTGATGGGGGTAAACAGATTCTTTTTACTCGACCACTGGGGCAGTACCGGCGAGGAGAATCTGATGTCCAAGATCAGGTACATGGCGAAGGCTATGGACTGTAAGTGGATTATACTAGACCACTTATCAATCGTTGTATCAGCACAAGACAATGGCGATGAACGTAAAGCTATTGATTCAATCATGACTAACTTGAGGACGTTAGTACAGGAGTTGGGGGTAGGGTTATTCCTCGTCAGCCACTTGAAGAGATCTGCAGGACAGTCACACGAAGAGGGAGGGAGAGTATCGCTTTCTGAACTACGCGGCAGTCAGTCGATAGCTCAGCTCTCCGATATCGTGATAGGACTCGAACGCGACCAGCAAGCGGATGATGAGGAGATCCGAAACACAACCGTAGTGCGGGTGCTGAAGAACAGATACACAGGCTTGACAGGCCCAGCGTGTTACCTTTACTACGATAAAGCTACGGGGCGTATGAAGGAAGTACCTAAACCAACAGAGGTAGTAGATAATGATTTCTGAAACTGATATAATAGAGATGCCAGTAACTACACCCATCATGACTACAGCTCACGCGAAGTCAGTAGAGATGGGAGTCTTACGGAATTCATTTACAAGCGGGGAGGGTAACTTAGCGGCATTCATAGGTGAGGGTATGGTGCATCAATACCTGCTGGACAGTGGAGCGATGGTCAGTTGGGAAAATACCTACGAGTATGATATAATGTATGGTGATGGTATTAGAATCGACGTGAAGACTAAGCGCACCAGTGTCAAGCCTAAGATGAAGTATGATTGTTCAGTGAGTTCAGGTAAGAAACAGGACTGCGATATCTACGTTTTTACTAGAGTTAAGAATGATTTTAGTGTAGGATGGTTACTGGGGTTTATGTCCTCGAAAGAATACTTTAATGCTGCAAACTTTATGGAGAAGGGTACAATAGACCCTTCAAATGGATGGAAAGTATCGAGGGATTGCTACAACCTTCCCATCGACGAGCTTAGGAGTATGAATGAACTTACCACAGAAAGTGTTAGTGCTTGACATTGAGACTGATGGTCTTGACCCTACTGTTATATGGTGCTGTGTCACCTCCAACGGGGATGTATGGACTTGTGCCACAGAGTTCAATGCCTTCCTCGCTACGCTGGACAAGGACACCACACTTGTGGCACACAATGGGATAGCTTATGACTTCCCTATACTGGATAGGCTTTGGGGATCTAACCTCTCCCGCTTCTCTCAGATGGACACGCTGGTACTTTCGAGACTAGCATCTCCATCAAGGGAAGGGGGCCACGGCCTCAAGAAGTGGGGTGAGACACTTAACTTCCCGAAGGGTGACTACAGCGATTGGTCACAGCTCACAGATGAGATGGTGGCTTACTGCAAGCAGGACGTAGCTGTCAACGTCAAGGTACTAGAGAAGCTACGGGTTGAGCTGGCTCACTTCACAGGGGAATGTGTAGAGCTTGAGCATCAGGTACAGTCAGTCATTATTAATCAAATAAACAATGGATGGCAACTAGATGCGCGGTATGCTTACGATTTAGTTGCTACCTTAAAGGAGAGAGTATATGAACTTGAAGCAGAAGTACATGCAGTGTTTCTACCACTGCCAACTTTCATATCTGAGGTTACACCAAAGGTTAAGAAGGATGGTACAATCAGCATCGTTGGTCTTAAGTTTCTCGGAGATAGTTGGGTTGATGTGGCTGGCAGCTTTAGTAGGGTGGATTATCCACTATTTAACTTAGGTTCAAGACAGCAGATAGGTAGGTGGTTGCAACACTTTGGGTGGGAGCCTGAAGTCTTCACAGACAAAGGCCAGCCTAAAGTAGATGAGACAGTGTTAGTCGGTGTTACTGACATACCGCAGGCTCAGTTAATCTCTGAGTATCTTACTGTACAGAAGAGAATAGCATTGGTTAGTAGCTGGATCGAAGCAGTAGATTCAGACACGGGCAGGGTCCATGGTTACGTCAACAGCAACGGTGCAGTAACTGGTAGGATGACGCACAGTAAGCCTAATGTAGCTCAGGTTCCCAGTAGTCAATCACCCTATGGTGTTGAGAGCCGTAGCTGCTGGATAGCCGCTGAGGGCTACTCACTGGTCGGTATGGACGCAAGCGGGTTAGAGCTTAGGATGTTAGCTCACTACATGGAGGATGCTGCTTACATAGATCAGATCCTCCACGGTGACATACACACAGCCAACATGCACGCTGCTGGACTTACCGACAGGTTGCAAGCTAAGACATTCATCTACGCCTTCCTATACGGGGCAGGAGATGCTAAGATAGGATCTATCGTAGGGGAGGGTGCAGCAGCAGGGAGCAAGCTCAAAGATGCTTTCTTAGAGAATACGCCAGCCCTCGCTGTGTTGCGTGAGAAGGTAGAGAAGGAAGCAAGGAGAGGCAGTATCGTAGGTTTAGACGGCAGGCGTATAGCCATCAGGTCAAGCCACGCAGCACTTAACTCTTTGCTTCAATCGGCCGGTGCGATAGTGATGAAGAAAGCCTTGACACTGCTGGATGAATACGCTAAACTATGGGGTATAGACTATAGGATAGTGGGTAACATCCACGATGAGATACAGACTGAGGTCAGGCACGGTAAGGAAGATGTCTTCGGTAGGTTAGCAGTCTCTTGCATACAGGCTGCTGGAACCCACTTCAACTTAAACTGTCCACTGGATGGTGAATATAAGGTAGGAAAGACATGGGCATCGACACACTAGATAAAGTAGATAGACACGGGTTTGCGTACAACTGGGTAATCACTCCACACCCTGACTCCGCAAAGGTAAGCATCTCCAACAAGACACCGGATACCTTCACAGTGGTTAAGGAGTCAGCATCTAAATTAGGTTTTACGGTTAAACTTAAAGGTAATATAGGAGGAGAACGTGTAGAAATAATTACCCCAATCTACAGCTATACTTATTACTTCTCTACTGGTAAGTGGGCGTACACCCCAGAGTGTAATAAGAAACACCAGCAGGTGGCGTGTGCAGCGTCCTTCTTCCACATGATTAAAAAAGAGGCACTGGTAGAAAAGCCCCTACCTACACTGGTTAAACTCTACGGGGTTACAGCCATACATGAACTTAGCTTCAGGTCAGAGGTAGTCTCACATGAGTTCAACGCTACTAGCATGAGTGACGCAGCAAAGCAAGCTGAAGCTGAAGGGTTTGAACCCATTGTAATATGGAGGGTAGGTAAATGAACACAGACACACTAGTAGAAGACATCTATAAATTAGTAGCAACTAAAGAAGTAGGAGAGCATATTGACTTTGATGACGCTGTGGAGACATTCGGTGAGAACATTAAAGAGCTTATGCGTTCAGAGTTCG